CTGGTGGTATCCGGGTCAAGATCAACAACAAGACCGACGAGAACGACTGGCCCTCATGGGTCCAATTCGACGCAACGCGCCGCATCTTCACGATGGAGAACGTCTACTCAGATGGTCGCGGTGTCGCCACCTCTCAGGCTAACGTCTACGGCCCCTACTCTGGGCCAATGGCTGAGGGTCCCGATGAGCAGAGCCTGACCGGCAGCACGCCAGAAGAGGACCGCGCCAAGTTCGACGACCCGACGCACCCGCGTCCAAGCGACAACGAGTTCCGCGTCATCAACTCGGCGTGGGACGGCACGTTCTACGGTTTGAGTGAGCCGAACCGCCCCAAGTGGGGCTCGCGCGGCTACAACATGAGCCGTCAGGTTTTCACGGACTCCGACTTCGGCCCCATCTACAAGGAGCACGGTGTCTACAACTGCGTCTCATACGAGGGCTACATCCGCATGAACGGCTGCACCTTCTTGGAGACAGGCGGTCAGGGCTTCCAGATGCAGCACCGCCGGGACAACTACATCGGCGGACGTGACGGGGAGAATGTGGGCTTCACGCAGTCACCGGACATGGTGATCGAGAACTCCCACTTCGTGGACTGCGGGGCCAACCCCTACGGCGCGTTCGGCTCGGTTGCGCTCACGATCCAGAACTGCGGCGAGCCTGACAAGCCTGCTGACATCACAGTTCGCGGGTGCTCCTTCGTCGCCGGTAACCAGAACGCCCTGCCGCCCTCCGGTAACTACTGGTCTACTGGTGGCATCACCTCAGGGATCGAGGGCAACCAGACGAACTCGACGGTGGTCAACATCCTCCCGCGCGTTCGGGAGAAGATGGCTGAGGCCGGTCGGACTGTCGGTACTATCTACCGCAACTGGACCGTGGAGAACTGCTACTTCTTCCACATGAACCCGGACAAGAAGCTCGTCAAGTTCTCCTCAGCCGAGACGATCACCCTCAAGGACTGTGTGCTCCGCTCGGACCATACGGACGATGTGGGGGTCTCCCAGGGTAACATGATCTCCGTGGACCGGAGCAACGGCCCCGGCTACCAGGAGCTTTACGGCGTGCGCCTGCTGATTATCAACTGCCGTTTCAACCGGAACTTCGAGCCTGGGTTTGGTCGCCCGGACGAGACCTCCGCACGCATCGACGTTGGCGGGCCGGGTGGCGCGCAGAGGTTCGTTACGGTCCCGACCTGCGAGAACCAGGAGATTGAGGTTGCGCTCGGCAACCACCCGGATGTCCTGTCCGGCGCGGCGTCCCTCGGGGACATCGTGTACCAGGGCGCGATCCGCTAATTTTGAGAATACGGGTGGAGGCTGGTAGAAACCATGCTAGTCTCCACCCACTTCGTTCGATAACCCGGGCAGGACCATCCGCCCACCAAACTATGACTGATCCCTACGAACTCATGCGCCAGAACGGCGCTTGCCTGCGCTCGATTGCCATAACCAACCGAACGGAGGGCAACATGACCGCCACCCCTGCTGGAGCTAGGATGCTCTCAGAGGCCGGTGGGCTCCTTGTGAACGACCTCCGGGCGTGGCGCAAGGCTACGAACCCGAAGCGCGGGGGAACGCGAACCCGCGCGGCCCAGCTCCTCGACGATGTGGGGGTTGATCGAGCCTGTGCGCTCACGACGGAGTTCCTCGTCAACAACACCACGAAGGAAGGTGACAATTACACCGTACTTCGCTTGCGAAGGGGTCTGGGCACGGCACTCGAACGCGAGGCCGCATGGGTGGCCTTCCGAAAGGCGAGCCCCGTGGGGTTCTCCTACCGAATCCGGGACTACCAGAAGGCCGTAGGGGCCAGTAAGGCCCACAAGGAGCGCAGTATGCGCGAGAGCCTCTCCAATATCGGCGAGGCCCTGGACTGGGACAACAAGGACCGGACAGTCCTCGCGGCACTGCTGATCGACAGGGCAGTCAAGTCCACCGGGATCTTCACCAACAAAAAAGAGCGGCACGGTGGTAAGATCAAGGACATCATCCAGCTACACCCCGCCGTACTGGAGTGGGTCGAGGCGGGTGAGGCCATGCTAGGCACCCTCGTCGCCCACCTGCCTATCACGGAGCGGCCCATCGACTGGGCACCGGGAGTTCTCGGGGGCTTCGACGTACAGAAGGTTCCCCCGATTCCCTTCATGTCCGGCAGGAGTAACAGCCAGCAGCGAGCCCTCCTGAACTCCGACTGTCCCGCTGTGTACCAGGCGGTGAACACGTTGCAGGCCACCCAGTGGCGGGTCAACAAGACCACGAATATGCTGCTGCGCCATGTGACGGACAACGGCTGGTCCGGCGTAGGCCTTCCGGCGCACCCCGGGGAACGCTACACGCCCCCGGCGAAGCCTTACGAGAAGGGTGACCCGGACTGGGTGGAGCACACCCGTAAGATGAGGGCGTGGCACATCGCCAGCGACAGCTTCCACAAAGCAGCCGCCAGGACGGCCAGAACTCTATCAACGTCAAAGGCTTACGCACCCCTCCCCCACTTCCACATGGTCCACACGGTGGACTGGAGGGGCCGCTGCTACCCTCAGGCGGGTGCTCTGGGCTATCAGGGGGCCGAGCATCAGCGGGCAATGGTCGAGTTTGCTCGCCCGGAGCCGGTGGGGGAGGGGCTGGAGTGGTTCCTCATCACCGGGGCCAACCTCTTCGGGGTTGACAAAGTGCCCCTGGAGGACCGCGTTGCGTGGGTCAAGACGAACACCGAGGAGCTGATCGCCACCGGGCAGAACCCGACCTCTAACCGTATGTGGATGGAGGCCGACAAGCCTTTCCAGTTCGCGGCCTGGGCCGCTGAGTACGCACGATTCCAGCATGAGGGGGAGAGCTTCATGAGCCACCTGCCCATCGGCGTGGACGGGAGCTCAAACGGCCTCCAGATCTACAGCCTCCTCCTGCGGGACGCCGTGGGCGGCTCTGCAACCAACTGCACACCGTCCGGCGCACCACGGGACATTTACCAGCTCGTGGCCGACAAGGCGACCGAGATGATCCGCCAAAAGGGCAGTGTCACTAGTGACCCAAGGGAGCGCCGCTGGTGCCGCCAGATCTTGGCCTTCTGCAAGACGCAGGGGTTTGAGGGTCTGCCGCGCAAAGCAGCGAAGCGCCCCACGATGGTGCTGCCCTATGGCGGCACGCTGTACTCCTGCCAGGGATATCTCTCGGAGTGGTACACGGACATCGTGCGGGGTCGGAACATCCCCGAGGATGAACACCCCTTCCCCCAGCGTGACGCCTTCCAGGCCTTGAACTTCCTTGGGGCCATCATGTGGGACGCCCTGGGAGAGGTTGTGGTGAAGGCCCGCGAGGCTATGGACTGGATGCACAAGGTGTCCGACATCGTGTCCTCAGAGGGCGCACACGCTGCCTGGACGACCCCCTTGGGTCTCCGGTGCCAGCAGAGCTACCGCAAGGGCAAGAAGCGCCGTGTCTCCCTCATGAGCGGCTCCCGCATCAACTTGCAGGTGTGGGACAGCACAGACAAGGTGGACACCCGCAAGTCCCGCAACGGATTTGCCCCGAATTACATCCACAGCCTCGACGCGGCGGCTATGATGCACACGACGAACCTGCTCAGCACGCAGGGCGTCACCGACTACCGGATGATCCACGACGATTACGGCACACACGCGAGGCACGCTGTGACACTCGGCAAAACGCTCCGCTACGCCTACGTTGATATTTTCCGACATGACCTCTTGCAGGCCCTCCACGCGGAGCTTACTCTGCAACTTCCGGGGGCGGACATACCGCCTCCTCCCAGCGAGGGCAACCTCGCGCTAGACTCACTTCTGAACTCGAAATACTTCTTCGCGTAACCAACAATGACTATTCTCAAAAGCCCCATCGGTTCCACCCTCTTCGCCTCCCTCACCGAGGCCGTCGTCTTCTCGCCCAACGGCAAGACCCGACCGACCCCGGAGGAGCCCGGCCACTTCGAGACGCTGCTCGTCCTCGACCCGTCCAAGAAGGATGTCGAGACCTTCCTCGACCAGCTGGCCTCCGAGGCCGACCAAGCTGCCAGCACCCAAGGCGGCAAGAACCGCAGGGACCCCCTGTACTCTCTCACGTCAGACGTTGACGAGAACAAGCAGCCCACGGGCTACGTCCGCCTCAAGTTCCGCTGCCCCGCTGGCGGCACGACGAAGACGGGCAAGCAGTGGAGCACGACGATCCCCTTCTTCGACGCCGTGGGTCAGCCGATGACGCCGGACGCTGAGCTGGGTAACGGCTCCAAGGTCCGCTGCTCCTTCGAGCTTCGCCCCTACGCCACCGGGGGCCTCACGGGCGTCTCCCTGCGTCTCCGGGCGGTCCAGGTAGTCGCCGCCGAGTACCGCGCCATGCCTTCGGCGGGTGACTTCGCAGGCGAGGAGGTCGAGGCCGAGAGCTTCGACTTCTGATTCTGGACTGGCAGCGTGGCCCTCAGCACGCCGAATGGGTGGGAAGCCCAAGCACACACACAGCACCGATCATGACCTTCTCTTCAGAGCGCCACCAATGCCCCGCCTGCGACTGCAAGCGCGGCGTTGCCGTAGACACGGAGACCGGGGTGGGCCACTGCCACCGCTGCTCCAAGTCATTCCCACCCGGCCCCGAATTCGACTTCACCCCTAAGGAGACCAGCTTGGCTTCGCTCATCCCCCAGGATACCATCACATACGGAGACCTCGATTCACGGGGCATCTCCATCATCACCTGCCGCAAGTATCGGTACGGTGTCGCCGCGTACAACGGCCAACGCTGTCAGGTGGCTCAGTTCACCGACGCGGCGGGGGTCGTCCGGGCGCAGAAGCTGCGGATGCCCGACAAGAAATTCGTCTGGCTGAACGGCGAAGGCGCTGACGAGGTGAAGGGCCTCTTCGGGAAGACGCTCTTCCACGACGGGGGACGCACGAGGGCCAACGGGCTCAAGTCACGCCTCGTCATCACCGAGGGGGAGCTGGACGCGCTGGCGTGCTCCGAGGCCCTGGGCAACTGGCCGGTGGTCTCCCTGCCCGACGGTGCGGCCTCTGCGGCCAAGTGGTTGAAGAGGGACCTGGAGTTCGTGGAGAGCTTCGAGGAGATCGTCTTGGCCTTCGACAACGACGAGGCGGGCCAAGAGGCCACGCAGAAGGCTCTCGCACTCCTCTCCCCCGGTAAGGCGAAGATCGTGCGCTGGCCTGCTGACTGCAAGGACGCCTGCGATGTCATGAAGGAGCGGGGCGGCGCCGAGCTTCGCAAGATCATCTGGGACGCAGCCGCGTACTCCCCCGAGTGGGTGGTTGACGGAGACGAAATCCTGGACGAGATCTTCTTCGGAGGTCTTGAGCCGGGCTTCCCGTGGCCCTGGGCCGGACTCGACAAGGCCTTCCAGGGCATCCGCCCCAAGCAGATGACCCTCATCGCCGCAGGCACCAGCTCCGGTAAGAGCCTCTTCTGTCGCCACCTCGCACTGCACTGCGCGGAGCAAGGTAAGCGGGTCGGCTACATCGCCCTTGAGGAGAGCCCCCGGCAGAGCGCCTTGGGCGTGTACGGGATCGCCCTGCGTAGGCACCTTCAGCTTGAGCAGGACCTCCCCGAGGATGACATCAGGGCCGTCCATGAGCGCATCGGGGACCGCCTGACTTTCACCAAGCACTGGGGCTCTGTGTCGGAGGATGACTCCCTCGTCAAGAAGCTCCGGCACTGCATAAAGGCGTTGGGCTGCGGCGTGCTGGTCCTGGACCACGTGAGCATGGCCGTCTCAGGCATGGACGCCTCAGCCGACGAGCGTCGCACCCTGGACAAGTTGATGACAGACCTCCGGGGCCTCGTTGAGGAGACCGGGGTTCACCTGTTCATCGTCAGCCACCTGCGGCGTGCGAAGGACGGGAGCCACGAGGAGGGCAAGAGCGTCTCCACGGCGGACCTCAGGGGCTCGCACAGCTTGGGCCAGATCCCCGATAACATCCTGGCATTGGAGAGGAACCAGCAGGCTGATGACCCACAAGCGAGGAACACGACTAAAGTTCGTGTGCTCAAAAACCGAGATATGGGTATCCTGGGTGTCGTCGAGGCCTTATCCTTCAACCACGCCAACCACTGCCTGACGGCTAT